ATCAGCTGGGAGTTACTTATGGGTTGCATCGATCACAGATTCGAAAGCATACAGGACTTGGCTCAAATTAACTTCAGAAGAAAAACAAGAAACAGGCCTATTCGCAAAAAAAGTTCCTGGTGGGACAATTGTTCTGCCGCCGGGCATCAACCTGGAGTGCAAAAACCCCAATCTTAGTTCTATCTCTGGACAAGATACAGACATAATGCAGATGGTCACTTCCGGTCTTAATCGCCCAGAAGATATGGTCAATGGTTCTTCTAGCGGATCTAAAGAAGGCATTCAAGCATCCCGCGGTCCACAGTCGGATAGGACACAGGATCAACTCGCGTACTTCGAGCGGTTCTTGCGTTTTGAATTCTGGAGAAGCGTATTACTGCTATGCTATCGCTCTGGGTATTTGAAAGAGACCTACAGCATTAAAGAAGCTGTTGAGTTTAAGGAACAAGAGCCGATCTTCAAGAAAGTCACGAAGAAGGGCTATAATCTTATTGAGTTTGAATTTCCACAGTCCGAAGTTTCCGATATGGAAGGTAAGGCAAGGGCGTTATTGGGAGTCAAGCATGGTTCTGTGGCAGAAAGTCTTGGTATACCCCACGAAGAAATTGCTAACAAACTCGGATTCGGTTCTTATTACAAGAAGCGCCTTGGTTTTGCAACAGAAGAAAAAACGTATCCAAAGACTCCACTCGCTATCGCTATTGACGCTGCTGAAGAATCCGCCGCATCTCAAGAGCCGCAAAACATCCCAAGTCCTACTAGCGCACCGGGCCCTGGAGACTCAGAAGCAAGTGGTGAATCCAAACTTATCCGTAGAAAAATATAACGATCGGTTAAATTTACTTTACTTAGGATTCCGTTTTTGTTATTGGTAAGAGGCTAAAGGAGAAATTGATGGAAAAAAATCACCCAAGAATTTTAGAAGCATTGACTACCGAGCCGTGGTTATGCACCGAGGAAGGTGTCCGCCAGATGATTGCCATTGCTTCTTATGAGGGCGACATTGGCGCATTGCAAACCAAACTAGAATCAAGATTACCTGATTCTTTTAACGCCACCCGCAGGGACAACGTTGCGATCATTTCCCTCTCTGGTCCAATCTTTCCAAAAGCAAACTTGATGACCGAAATTTCTGGGGCGACAGCTTTATCCCAGTTTGCTTTGGATTTTCAGACTGCTGAGGAGGATCCGGATGTCACAGATATTCTGGTCAATTTCTCTACTCCTGGTGGCGTTGTTGATGGAATTAATGAGGCTGCAAATCTGGTCTTCAATTCTACAAAGCACACCGTAGGATATGTTGGTTCCCTTTCTGCTTCTGCTGGTTATTGGATCTGTGCTGCTTGTGATGAAATAGTTGTTGATGCTACTGCCCGATTAGGAAGCATTGGCGTAGTAGCCGGCATTCCCCCTAAAAGCGAAGATGATCCATTGGAATTTACGAATACTGCAAGCCCAAATAAACGTGTCGATATGGATACTAAAGCAGGTCAAGCATCCTTGGTTGCGGAACTTGATGCACTTGCCGATGTATTTATTTCGTCCGTCGCTACTTTCCGAAATGTTACGGATAAGAAGGTTCGTGCCGACTTTGGAAAAGGCGGCATGTTAATTGGGCAGGCCGCTGTAGATGCAGGCATGGCCGACAGGTTAGGTTCTTACGAAGCACTTATTCAGGAATTAACAAACACTAAACGAGGAGGAACAAACATGGATCTCGCAGCATTGACCAAAGAAGATTTGCTCGCCAGCCGTTCGGATTTAGTAACGGCAATCTCGACTGATGCAACTACCGCATTATCAGCCACCCATTCTGCTGAACTTACAGAGTCTTCCAATCAAGTCTCTGCATTGACAGAGGAGAACACCACTCTGAAAGCAGAGAACGAAACATTGAAAGAGGAGAAAACTGTGAACGGAGATCGCGTTGCCGCTCTTGAGCGGAAAGATGCCATTCGTGAGGAGAAGGCATTGAATGCCCAAGCTTCCGGTATTGTGTCCGAAAAATTAACCGCTTCAACTATTCCGGTGCGTTTGCACAGTAAAGTTAAAGCAGGCATTTCTAACGATGCCTTCGTTGCTGAAGGTGTTCTTGACACTGTAGCATTTGGCGCAAGTGTTGATACAGAAATTAAAGACTGGCAAGAAAGCATCGGTACTCCATCCGCTGTTCTGGGAATTGGGGCAATCAATCAGGGCGAAGAAGATCCTGAAGCTTCCGCAGACGATGATATTGTAGCCCGTATGGTTGGTAAGTAATAAACCCTCAAACCTCAGATAGGAGGAACGAATGAATAACGAAGCTCCAGGTTTAGTTCGAGGCGGGATGTCTCCTGGTATCCGCCCACTGTTTCACTCACGTCGGGACATTGCTCTGATTAAAGACAAGTCCGCATCCAACGGTTTTGGCATTCTAAATGCCGGTACTGTAATGGGTACCGATACCGCGACTGATCAAGTTGTTCCAGTCCCAACGGATCCTGCAGTCATTGATGCTTCCCGTTCCGCGTTGACTCTTGATTACGCAACTGGTACTTCCGTAGTTTCTGTTTCAGAAGCCGATGCCGCTAAATTCAATGTTGGCGACGCCATTGTTGTCAACAACGAAACTCCCGTTTACTTTGATCTTGGAACAGTCGTTTCCAAAGCTGCTGCCGTTTCTGGTAGTGTCGTTATCACAGTTTCCGGTTCTGCTGCTACCATCGTGATCACCACTGCTCTGACTGCCGCTCTTTCTCATAAGACTGCTGCTGCTGATCCATTCTACGCTGCTTCTTGTCTGCTTGACAAAGACATTGACACTGGCGTAACTGCCGGTAACTCTCCTGTACCTTGTTCCGTAGTTTTCAAGAACGCAATGGTTTACACTGTGTACTTGAAAGGTATGTCGGCTAAATCGATTACTGACCTTGGCGCAATCCAAGACGGTGTTCATACTATTATCTAAGTGCTGGTCACTTTATTGAAAGGACAAAACAAATGAAAGGTTCTGCAGGTATTCCAGCACTGAAATTAACGGTGCTGAATAAGCTTATCGAGAAATTCCCTAAAGCTCCGAGCATGTTCTTTACCGGCATGTTCCCAGCCCAACAGTATGAATCAGACAATATCAAGTGGGATATTGAGTATGGTTCAGCTGGCATGACTCCATTCGTTGCTCCTGGCGCTCCTGCTCCAGCAATCGGCATCGATGGGATTGGCGAAGCATCCGCCAAGGCTGCCTACTACAAAGAAAAAATGTACTTTGACGAGGAGTTCTTGAACAATCTTCGTCAAGCAGGTACTGTCTCCACTTATGCTACTGCCGAGCGGCATCTGGCACGTGGTATGCAAAAACTTCGCAATCGCTGTGATCGTCGGCGTGAGTGGATGATGAGCCAAATGATGGTTAATGGTGGTTTTAACTACCTGACCAAAGGCGGCACAAAGCTCGGTGTTAGTTACGGAGTTCCAGAAAGTCATCTGATTACTCTTGATACTGATTTTAAATGGGGTACAGGTTCAACTCGCGATCCTATCTCCGACATCTTCAATGCTAAAACTGTACTTGCTGACGATGCTGGTGTTATCCCAGGATACGCAATGCTGAATAGCGAATTGCTGAAGACTTTGATCTTGGACGACAAAATCCAAGCATTGTTGAGCAAGTCCGCTTTTGGTAATGGCGATCTGTTCTCTAACCCAGGCCCAGTTCTTGCAAATCTTCTGGGTGTTGGCGAACTACGTACTTATGACGAAATGTACGAAGTTCAGGGTTGGATGCTTTCCTCAATCGTTGGCGCTTCTTCTACGACCGTTGTTGTCGATGATGCTACTGACTTTGAAGTTGGTGGAAAGATTCGTTTCGTTGATATGTCGGAAGCCAATGTCTGGGAAGACCGCGTTATCACAGTTGTTAACGTAGCGACCAGCACAATCACTTTTGACGCTGTTACTGTCAATTCCTACGTGGCCGGTGAAGATAAAGTTGTCATGCGTAAGAAATTCATTGATGACGATACTTTCTTGATGTTCGCTACTTCATCCGCTGATGGAATGGGCATTGCTGAGTTCATGGAAGCACCATACGGTACTGATCGCATGTGGGGCATGAACGTGGACAAGAAAGATGAGTGGGATCCAGATGGTGTCTGGTTGCGTGTGCAGGATAAAGGCATTCCAGTAATGTACCATCCTGATACTACTTACCGCATCACTGTACGATAAGGAGTTTTACAATGAGTACATACACAGTCAAATTGAAGGTTAATTTGAAGGTGGGTGTTTCAACGATACTTCAGAAGGGCCAGAGATATTCTGGCCCTTTAGAAGAGCTACCCAACTTCATTCAGAGGATTATCAAAGAAGATAATCCTAAAATTGCAGAAATCTTAAAGACTGGCGGAATAATTGAAGTTCCAGAAGTCGTTGTTCCTGCTGAAGGCGTAGTCGCTGATATTCCTGCTGAAGTTCCACCTACTGATGAGTTTGTCGATTTTATCGTTGACGTTGTTCCAGACGTTGCTCCAGTAGTAAATGAAAAGTCAAATGAAAAGTCTAAAGATGAACCAACCAAAAGTGAGTCTTCTAAGAAACCCGGCATTAGCCGGAGAGCTAAGAAAGCGTAGATTATGGCTGTTGCCTCAAGAGATAATTTAATAGAAACTGCTACTGCTTTAATGGGTGGTTCTGCTGATACTGTAGATTCCACCGCTTTAGAATATGCTGCGGATCAAGCTATTTCTGAAACCTCTTGGGCTTTTCCTATCGCTGATGGGATTAAGAGCTTTTGGATAATTGAACGGACTCGCCGCCACATTCTTCAAATACTGGCGAATGTAGCGGCGATGAAGTTCCAATACAAACAAATACATCTTGAACATCGATTTAAGCATCTTATCCAGATGATTGAAAAGCTAGACTCTGATTTTTTCGCGTTTGCAAGTGATAATCCAGAGCTATTCGTTGACGCAATGGCCGCACTAGATGAAAACAGTTTAGAAGGCTTCATGACCTATATCTCTAATGGGTTCGAATACGATCTTACTGGGATAGAACTTTAAACGAGGTAATCTGTGGCTATTTCCGACGATATTCGAGAAGTTTTAGAAGAAGTAGGAACCGCTATTACCATCAATTCTAATAGTGAAACCCCTACCACTGGTTGGTATGTAGATTTCGAATCTTATCCAGATCAATCCACTCTATTTGTTCGTATGTTCTTAAAGATGGGCTCCCTAGCAGCGACCTGCCCTGCTATAAACGGGGACATTGTTGCTTTCGGTGGTACCACTTACTTAATCACCAATCACGTCCCTACAATGTTTGAGAATGCCGTCGTTGAGAATATCGTTATATTTTACCGGTGCAACGTTTTAGGCACAATAGAAAATCATTCAGATACTCCTGCTTATGACGCTAATTATGAGCGTACTTCCGAATGGGTTACTGTTGGCACTGATATTCCAATTTGTATGGTTGAGAAACAACTTCTCCCGAACCCTGA